AGCGCCAGTAGACACACTGGTACAGCGATCATGACGATAACGACGGCGATCATACGCACCTCCAGTTTCAGTGATCCGCACGAGATTCCCCCGGACCAGTGGGAGACGCCTGCCCCTGCGACACGACGACCGAATCAAGGGGTAGGAGTCACTGGACGGCACGAGATTCCCCTACCACCCCGCCTCCATTCAACAGCTCCTCAATAAGGACCGATTGCCATGTTCAGGGAAACCGCCTATCTTCCGTCCCAGAATTTTTTTTGGAGGTTACTCTATTGGCCGGCCCTTCTTCTTCACCTGTGGACTCCGCCATCATGGATATTTCGCGCATCTGGTGTCCCCAACCAGGGCCGCAGGTGTTCGCGACAATCTGCCCTGCAAGGATGATCCTGTTTGGAGGGGCGCGTGGAGGAGGGAAAACGGACTGCGCCATCGGGAGACAGATATACGGGGCGATGGAGCACGGGCATAAGTGGAACGGGCTGGTTATAAGGAAGAGTTACAAGTATTTTTCAGAAATGAGACGCAGGATATACGAGCTTATTAGGCTCGGACTTCCAGCGATATTGAAAGGTAGCGCCCAAAGTACGAACTATTTAAGGTTCGAAAATGGCGCTACAGTCATGTTTACGGTCATAGAAAGCATAGACAAGGCGGAATTCTTCCAAGGCCAGCAGTTCACAGAGGTTTCGATAGAGGAAGCGACACAGTTTTCGTTCATCGATACGCTTATAGAGATGCTGAAGGGCTGTTTGCGCTCTCCTCATGGAATTTATTGCAGGATGTTCCTGACTGCCAACCCCGGCGGCCCGGGTCACAACCAGGTCAAGGCCAGATTCATGCCTCATGGCGTGAAGCCGGGCCAGGTCATTCTGGATGAGACGGGAACGAGCATGGTCTTCATCCCCAGTCGTGTGGATGACAACAAGATTCTCTGCGACAATGACCCCGAGTATGTGCAGCTCCTGAAGTCGATCAAGGATCCGGTGCTCCGGAGGGCTTGGCTTGAGGGAGACTGGGACGTGGTTTTGGGCGGGTTCTTCTCGGATGTGTGGAACAAGTTCCAGCATGTCGTGCCGTTCTTTCGACCTCCGGCGCACTGGCCGAGGATTGTGGGCATGGACTGGGGTTCGAGCACGCCGTTTTCTATCGGGTGGTACGCGATTTCGGACGGGCAGACGACCATTGCGGAGTGCGGGCACAGGGTTTTTCCCAAGGGTGCGCTGGTGCGGTTCTGGGAGTGGTACGGGTGTCCGCGGCTTGATGGGAGCCGCTGGGACGTGAACAAGGGTATCCGGCTGACGAGTACCGAGGTGGCCCAGGGGATCAGGCAGAGGGAGGAGGAGCGCGTGCTCCTGGGCCGGCCCATGACGCCCGTGGACCGGATAGCCGACCCGAGTATTTTTGCGGAGAAGGACGGGCCGAGCATTGCGGAGAAGATGTCGAGTGAAGGAGTGGTCTGGCGCCGGGCGGAGAATAAGAGAATAAGCGGTTGGGACCAGACCAGGGCCATGTTGAAGGGAAATTGCATCGAGGTGATCAAGGCCCCCGTGTCGCTGCCGGACGGGACGGTCGAGGACCGCGTGGTCAGCGAGCGGTATGAGCCGATGCTGTATGTGACGGAGAACTGCGAGCACATGATCCGGACGCTGCCGATCCAGGAACGGGACGACAAGGACTGGGAGGACGTGGATACGGATGGTGAGGACCATGCCGTCGACGAGTTGCGGTATGTGTGCATGTCCAGGCCCCGCCGGGGGATGACCGTGGAGGAGACGATGCGCAGGGAGCCGCTCGGTGGGTGCGCGGCGGACATTGCGGAAGCGGTGAACGGTCATAACCGCGGGCTGCTCTTTGACGATGGAATTACCCGGCCCAGGGTGCTTGATGGAAGCGAGTTTCTGTGTTCGACGGATGTCTACATAGCGAGGTAGGAGGAAGTATGGATGTCATGGTGATTATTGCTCTGGTTTTTGCTGCATTTGTTTTTCTGTGTGTTTTTCCGATACTGGCGTTCGCTGTTGGCCTGCATCTTGGGATGAAGGCTGGCAGTCAGGGAACGCAGGGGCTCTTCAAGTTGAAGGGGGATGCGTTCCAGGCGGCTGACGTGTTTGGCGCGCCTGTCCAGGCGTCGAGCACGGCTGGCCCGGATGACCCCCTGGCGGCGGTGGAAGAGCAGATGTCGCGGTTCACGAACCTCTTCAATCGGCAACAGGCCGCCAGGCAGTATCCGGATGCGCCGATAGGGAAGTCGTATGTGGATCCCGTGCTCGCCGGAAAGGCTCCGGACAGGGCGGCTGCGCCGGGGGTGGATGATGAATGAGCGCGGCGAGAAGCTACGGGTGATCCTGGAGGAGGCTGGCCTGTCCTTGGAGGGCGTGCCAGTCAAGTGCGGAAGCTGCGGCGGGTGGTTTCATCTGCTGACGGCTCGGTACAGCGCGGAGCGGACGGTGCTTCGCGGGTGCGACCTTGAGCTGGTGCGGTCATATCGGGAGTGCGGGTGGTATGATTTTCCGCATGACGAGGGGACTGTCGGGGACAATGTGCAGTGCCCGCAGTGCATGATGCCGTATCGGGTTGGGGACGTGCTGGCGCAGGCCGAGTCGTGGACCCAGACGACGTTGGAGAACCGGCTGAAAGAGGAGAAGACGGAGCCGCCCGGGCCGCCGGAGAAGATGGGGGACATGCCGATGCCGGTGGTTGGGGGCGAAGACCGCGGGCTGGAGGCAATCGGGGGAGTTCCGGACGTTGCCGAGACGGTCAGGAAGATGACCTGGGATGGCCACACGCAGGCTAACATCGCAAAAACTTGCGGGATAAGCGTGTATATGGTCAGAGAGATCCAAAACGGAAGGAAGGTGTAACGGCATGGATACTCTTGCAAAGGTTTCAAGCGGCGTGAAGAAGATGATGGGCTTTGGTCCGGATGAAAAGCCCGAGGAAGCTGTTGTTCAGCGCAAGAAACGTGACAAGTACAACATGGCCGCGTTCCCGCCGAAGGGCGACCCGGAAGTCGGCAAGTTCTTCGGGCGCCTCTACGAGGAGGCCATCGACGAACGGGATCGCCTGGGCATGCCGACGAGATGGATGGCGAACTACCTGCTGTCCAGATCGAAGACCATGGACGCCAGCAAGCTGCGCATGATGCTCATGGGCGGCTACTCCGCCTCTCTCTCCCTGGGGCTCATCGGGGCGAACATCGAGCGCACTGTGGCGAACATCACGGCCCAGAGTCCGGTCGCTTCGGTCAGGTCCACGACGGGCGACAACGGGCTCTCGGCGAAGATGAGCGCCATGTGCGACCAGTGGAACAACGCCGAGGAGCAGGGCCTGACGCTCGGGATGACGGTCAAGACGCAGGAAACATACGGGACGGGCATCGAGAAGGCTGTCCTGAGCAAGGTGACAAAGAAGATGAGCCCTGTGCCGCTCGACGTGACGGCATTCGTGCCGGCTCCGGGAAGATTTCACGATATCCAGAAGATGCCGTACTGCTTTCACCAGTATCTTGAGGACATCGACGTCCTTGAGGCTCTGCACCCGCATGCGGCGGGGCTGTTGACGGAGGGGACCGGGCTCGACCAGGCGTTCCTGACCGACCGCGAGGAAGCACTCATCGCGGACAACCAGCGCGGCGGCGGTCTGCGGCCCGTGGCGGCTTCGTCCAGCGGGCACTCTCCCAACCACTACACCAGCGCCCGAAACATGGACGCACGGTTCAAAAACAAGGCCCTGGTCATCGAGGCCTGGTGCAGGGATTACTCCCGCAAGCCCCGCCCCGAGGGCTTCCCAGCCGACAAGCAGTCTCCGTTCGTGTACCCGGGCAACATCCGGATGATCAAGCTGGCAAAGAATTCGGTTGCGGGCGACTATTTTGTCCTGGCCGACGTGCCGAACCCGAATATCAACTGGGCGCTGACCGAGGCCCAGGTCAGTCGGACGTTCCTCTTCAACAGGTATCCCTTCTACGAAAGCCGCTCCTACGTCGACACCGAGATGTTCTGGGGGTATGCCCAGGGAGAAACCACGGGCGACATCGCCCAGGCCATCGACGAACTCTGGCGCATGGTCGTCAAGTACCTCAAGATGTCGCTCTTGCCTCCGGTCATCATCCCGCAGGACACGGGCATCGACAAGACGAAGTTCGCCTATGTCGAGCGTCTCGTGTTGCAGCCGACCTCGAGCGTCACGGCCGCCCAGATCCGGTTCCTGGAAATGCCTGCGCCCCCGGCCTGGCTGTTCCAGGCCATCGACATCCTGGTCAGGTTCTTCGACCGTGCCAGTCAGATCGAGGATGTGGACCGCGGAGACGCCCCGAGCGGCATCGTCGCGGCCTCGGCCATCCAGATGCTCCAGGAGCGGGCGGCAGTGCTCATGCGGGCGAAGATCAGGGCTGTCGACTCGATCATCAGGAATCGCGGCCGGTGTTTCATCAGCATGCTGCAGAACTTCCACACCGAGGAGGAGATGGTCAACGTGTCGGGCACCGGGGTGCCGACGCGAGGCATCGACTTTCTCGACGCAGAATTCACCTATGTGGTCGAGTCCGGGTCCACGGTCATCAAGACTGAGGCGGAGGATCGCCAGCAGGCCCTGGAGCTCTTCCAACTGGGCGCCATCGATCAGGTCGGACTCCTGGAAACGGTCAAGTTCCGCGGCTGGCGCGAGATCGTCGAGCGCATGGCTCAGGACGGCCCGCTGGAGCAGGCCATGCAGATTCTGGTGCAGGCCGGTTTGCCGGTCGAGCTGGTCGAACAACTCTACCAGTTCGCCATGCAGTCCCAGGGCGGCCCCGGCGACGACCCGGTCAGCAGGTCTAGTCAGGCCAGCGCCGTTCAGAATGGCGGCGTGAGCATGGCCCAGAACAATCAGCCCATGGCCGCTGGTAAAGGCGGCGGTGGCGAGGGTGCGAACATGAGGGGCAAGGCCCCTCAGCGCGAGAATGGAGGAGCCCCGGCCAAGCCGGGCAAACCTATGACTGCACAAAAGGGGTAGGAAATGTCTCATCCTGAAGTTCAAGAAGAGGTGGGTTCCACAATCGGGGAATGTCCTGGCTGCGAGATTGTCTGTCTCATGTGTCTGGACAGGTGTACCTACATTTGCTCTACAGGCGAAAAACTCAAGACGCTCAAGTGTCCGAATTGTTCAAGAGTCGGGTATATGATCAGAACTGGTGATTAAAATTGCAGGAGGATGTCATGCTGGGGAAAAAGTATTACATTGGCGTAAAGATGGTTGAGGCTTGGCCGGAAGAACGCGACGGAAAACCCGGGTACGCGGTTCGCTACCCGGACGGCTACCTTTCGTGGAGCCCGCTCGCCGTTTTCGAGAAGGCGTATTTCGAGCTTGCCGACGAAACGGGCACCAAGATTACCCAGTTCGATGTCAATCGGTTCATGTACGAGATCGACGCGAAACAGCTCGACGAAAAGACGACCCTGGTGAAGTGCGTGATGCAGACCGGCTTCGTTCAGTACGAGTCGTCGTCCTGCGTCGACCCCAAGAACTACGATCACGAGATCGGAACCCTCTGCGGCCTGAAGCGCATCGAGGACTCGATCTGGAAACTTCTCGGCTTCACACTGCAATGGGCGAAAGACGGCCTGAAGGGGGAATGGAGATGAACTTCGGAGAAGCTATCACCGCACTCAAGGCCGGAAAGAAGTGCGCCCGGCAAGGTTGGAACGGAAACGGGATCTTCATCGAGCTTCAGGTGCCCGATGAGCACAGCAAAATGACCCAGCCCTACATTTTTATCGACACCAGGCATTTGAAGACGACGAACCCGGCGGCCCCGAAGGGGCGCGTTCCGTGGCTCGCGTCTCAAACCGACATGCTTTCCGAGGACTGGGAGGTGGTGGACGATGCCGACCTATGAATACCGCTGCGAAACCTGCACCAAGGAGTTCGAGATAGTCTGTCCGATGTCGGCGCATCTCACCAGGACCAGGTGCCCGTCTTGCGGCGGTGACGCCTACCAGTTCTTCAGCAAAGTGGTCACGCACGACGACAGCCCGCGATGGCTGAACGACAACGTGCGGACGCAGATACAGGGCGACAACGAGAAGCCCATCGAGGGCCGCTCCGAGTACAAAAAATACTGCGAAAGAAAGGGCATCGTCGTTACGGACTGTCGTTTCTGATTTTTTTTCGTACAATGTTGACGATTTTTCAAATACAAAGATAGGAGGGCCTCATGCCACGCGAAGAAAAAGATTCAGTTGTTCCGTCTTTCGGCTACGTCGTCGACAATACTGTCGACTACACACCGCCCAAGGCAGACCCCCCGGCAACGCCCCCGACGCCGCCCGAGCAGCCGACCGTGCCCGGCACTTCCGCCGATGCAGGAGAGGCCAAGCCCGCAGAGGCCAAGCCCGGCGACGACAAGGCTGCGCCCGCGGCTGCGGACAAGCCCGGCGAGGTGAAGCCGGACCCGAACAACGAACTTCTGAGCGGTATCGCCCAGACGTTGCAGCAGATCACCGCGAAGCTCGACAAGGCGCCTGCCGGCACCGAGCAGCAGCCCCAGGGCGAAGACCCCGCGGTGGTACTGGATCGCCAGTTGTCCGAGCTTCAGCAGAAGGCGGTCAACGGCGAGATCACCTACGAGGAGCTGCTTGGCCAAAGCGCCCCGCTTCTGCGGGAGCAGGCCAGGCTGGCAGCCAGACAGGAGATGGATGCGGAGAGACAGCAAGGGCAGGTTCAGGCGGCTCAAGGTCAGTTCCTGCAGGACTATCCGGATTTCGAGGCTTTTGTCGGCTCTCCCGAGGCCCAGCGGTTCGTGCAGACGAACCCGGTCTTCGACCATGTGAGCGCGTTCTTCGCGGCGAGGGAGCAGAAAGCTCTCCAGGAAAATCAGGCTTTGCAGTCGCAGGTTGCGCAGTTGCAGGAGCAGATTCAGAAATCTATCAAAAACGCGGCGACCGAGCAGTCCGCGATAGTGGGAGAAGGCGGCTCCGACGTGGGTGTTCCAAGCACCTACCGCGGAGACGGGCTTGCTCCCCAGCAGGGTGGCCTTGCTGCCTTGCATCGGGCCAGGAAGCAGCTGTAACTTTCAAAGGAGGCCATCATGGCTTTGACTCTCACCGAACTTCAGGCCGTCACCGACGACTACATCCTCAATCGGACCCCCGAGGATGTGTACTTCCGTGACAACGTCCTGATCTACAAGCTGATGAAAAAGGGCAAGTCGTATGACGGCGGCCTGAAGATCCAGACCAACCTGGAATACGCGAAGCAGCATACCGGCGCCTATGGCCCGCGTACCGAGCTGCCCGTCCAGAAGAAGGAAATCCTGACCGCGGCCTTCTTCGTGTATGCCGCGTACTTCGGCGTCTCGACCTACGACATGGAAGATGATCTGTTGAACGCTGGCGATGCCGCCATCGTCAACATCATCCAGACCAAGCTGAAGAACATGCAGAAGTCGATCCGTGACACCATGGCCATCGACATCTGGCGGTCCCTGGCGGACAACCTGGCCGCGGCTCAGTATCTCGATCCCCGTCCCTTCTCGGGTGTGGCTGACCTGTTCAACCAGACCGCGAGCTTCAAGTACGGCGAGATCGCGCCCGAAGACCTGCTCCGCGAGGATAGCTCTACTTCCATGTGGAAGGCTGCCTACACCCACGACGCCATCACCATGGGCTTCAAGGGCCTCCAGCAGATCCGCCGCTTGGCCTCCCTCGGGCCCTCCAACTCGGACAAGCCCGACCTCTACCTGACCACGGAAGTGCTCAAGGACGCCTTCGAGGCCTCCGAGTATGCCCTGGTCCGCCACAGTGACAAGAATCTGGTCGACGCCGGCTTCGACAACGTGCTCTTCAAGGGCGCGGCCGTCGTGTCCGACGAGCGCCAGGCTGCAGGCACGGTGGATGGCTACAACCTGCGCTTCCTGGACATCGTCCACCACAGTCAGCGCAATTTCACCAAGCCGGTGTGGAAGGCTGAAATCCGCACCCCTGAAACCTTTACCTGCAACATCCGCTGGATGGGTCAGCTTGTTTGCTCGAACCGCCTTGGCCACGTTCGTGCCGACAACGTGACCGCCCCGGCGTAATGGAGGTGCATGATGTATAAGATCACCCTTTCGCTTCCTGGCACTACCAGTTCGGTCAAACACTATGTCCCGGTTCCTGACGGCTGCCGCGTTGTCGGCATGGACGCCGTGGTGAACTCCGCTCAGACCGCAGGCACCGCCCTGGTCAAGGCCGGCAAGAAGGGCGCGACCAACGTGCTCTACACCGCCAACCTGGGCACGACCGGCGCCAATGGCGTAGGCAACGTGGCCGCCGGCGCGCTGAATGCTTCGGCCACTACGGCTGAGAAAAAGCAGGTCTTCAACCGCACCACGCCCGTCGAGCTGGATGTCCAGCTGGTAGTGGCCGGTCAGGTCGGAGTGACCCTGTATCTGGACGAATTCCTCATCGACCAGAACGCTTAACCTCGAAGAGGGGGCTTCGGCCCCCTTTTTTTATCGGAGGACACAATGCGTTCAGCAGCTTCCCTGATTTCCCTTGTCCGCGAGATCGTCGACGAACCAGTCTCCGGCTTGAGCGACACAACCATCCTGTCCAGCCTGAACGAAGCCCTGGGGCTCATTGCCGAGAAGCTCACGCCGACCACCCTTGTTGTCGCTTTCGAGGCCGTCGACCTCATGGCCGGGGACGACGTGGTTCCGCTTTCCGGCTTGCAGGCCACGCCTGTCACACAGAAGGTGCTTTCGATCCACGGTTCGGACAAGAAGCGCATCAAGATTTTCAAGCGCATCGCCGACGCTGAAGCGCTTTTTGCCCGCGACCTCACCCCGGGGAAGGATCCCTCCGCGGTCCTGGTTTCAAACAATCAGCTGGTGCTCATTCCGCCTGTCAACCAAATTTCGGTCATCTACGTCTCCTACATCAGAAAGCCGGACCTCTACGCCGACACGTCCGACACCGGCAAGGACATCGTCTTCGTCCCGGACACCCTGGGTGAAAAATTCCTGGTCAACTACGCGGCGGCCATGGCCTACCGCAAGATCGAGGATGGCGTCACCGACAGTAACGGGAACTTCAAGCTCTACTACGAGCTGGCCATGTCTGCGATGGCGGAGCTTGAACTTTTCTTCGGCCCCGAGGCCAAACAGTCCCGCCCGGACTTCGTGCCGGGCGCGGAGGAGATCGTTGGAACCTATCAGGCAAACGATCCATTTTTATTCTAGGAGGAGGGCATGTTCAAGGCGACACTGGATGGGAATGGTCTGGTAATTTATTCCGACCAGCCTGGAGGCGAGCTGCTTTCAGCCATGCCCCTGCATGAAGGCACGTCCATCAATGCAAACGACCTGCTCCCGCTTGAACCAAGCATAGTGTTGAAGGGTGCCTTCGCCATGAAGAACAGCTGGTCTGCCATGGCTTCTTCGGACAGGCCCAATCAAATGTCGGACTTTGCTCCATTCGACATGATCCGCTTCGGTTTGCACGGCAGCCTTGTCTATGAATATCTTCTTTCAAGACACCCGGCGCTCATGTTGATCAGCGTTGAGGTTGAATACAAAGAACTTCCAGGGACTTCGCTTCCGGTTGGCCTGACTGCAAATGTTTGGCCATACGGAGGCGAAACTCCGTCTTCGATTGTTCCGTTTTTCTTCAGAGAGGCCACGGGAAATACGAAATGGCAGACCGCACTTCTTGACCTCAACTCTGGAGAGCTAGACCCGAATGGCGGGTCGTGCCCCTTCAGAAACATTTCCGGAGCACCGACCGTCGGCGGAGGAATAATCTTCACCGAGCCCCGCCATTTGCTTTATCCGTGCTTCAAGCACGTCAAACTCTGGACCCAGAGTGAGCCATATCACATCATGCAACCCCCTGTTTTTGCAATTTCCGGGGGCGTTGGCGCTGTCCGTCGCATCTCTTTCAACTTTGCCAGCTCGCAATTCTGGACGGGCTTTACCAACTCGGCGGAGCTTGTGCAGCTCTACGAGCGGCCCGCTCCTCCCGAGCCGGTTGACCCAGACGAGCCGCCATCTGACGAGCCGGAGCTGGTCGTAACCTTTGAGGGCTTCTCCCAGCGTTGGTTCAATCCCGAGTATGAAGGCGGCTCGTATCGCGGCTACAGAACGGCCGGCCCTGGCGAGGAAGGATGCCTCAACGTATTTTCCGGGGACGCTCCCTGGTCTACGCCATATTCCGTTGTAAAAGTCGGTGGTGGCGTTGGTGGCGTTGCCGTTCCTGGAGATGGATACAACGAAAATTGCCACCTTGGAACGAACGGAGGCAGTTTTCGCTTCTACGCAAACGGCGATTGGCAGTTTGACGGACTCGGTATGTTTTGGGATCTTGAAGCTGGCGAAACAAGAACAACGAGCTGCAATTTCATTGTTCAGGACGAATTTGGCGAACACCTATGTCGCGTCGATGCGATCATAACAGGAGAGGCAGAGTGGCCGACTCCCGATCAGTACACATTGAGATACTTTTACCTTGGATTAAAATCCACAGATTTCAAGGAAGACTGGTCTGCAAACCTCACCGGAAATGTTTTTGATAACGCAGAAGATCCAGATGGATGGACCGTAACGGCCGTCAGAGGATCGTCTGGCAACGTTGGCAACTACGTTGACACAGTGAACGCCGACTTCACCGCTTCATACAAAATCAATGCAAACGGTGATTATGAAATAAGGGTTGGCCCCAATTTCTTGGAAAACGCAAACCCTCCCGCCTATGAATACGGGCACGTTTTTATATGCCAGGGTTCTTACACTGCGCTGAAAGGCGCAACGACGAAGGGGTGCGGTTTTGAACTATATGTCACTCTTGCCCCAAAGCCAGGGTTTGCTGACGCAAGTGACGCAAGTGTAATTGTGAAAGTTGCAAAGAATGGGCAAACAAGTGGGCAGATCGACTTTTCAAATCTTTTGGGTGTCGAAGAGGTGACTGTTCTTGGAACGTACTACTGGATTTCTGAATCTGATACGTCAACGGATTATTCCATTTTTGTTGGCGAAACAGGGCACCCGATCTATTATTATGAAAATGTAGAGCCATATGCGGAGTTAGTTGGCGGGTTGCTTCAGATAGGGCATGATGGGTCGTGGTCGTTTGATACAAATGGAGACTTTGATTATCTTGGGTCTACGGAAATTATTTGCATGGCCATGCCCGTAGAGCTTGAAAACGAAGATGGCGTCAAATTTGAATTTGTTATTAAGTTGCAGATTGGTGACACAACGCAGGATTGCAACTGGGAGGAGGGCCCCTGATGTCCAGAACCCGTGGCTATTCCATGATCTTTAAGGGCCTCTCTGGCCTCAACAACATCTTGCAGCCGATGCGGGCTCCCTATGACAGGGAGCTTGGCATCCAGGCCGTCACGGCTTCCGAGAACTTCATGTTCGACGATTCCATGGCGGCAAGAACAAGGCCAGGTTTTGTTGAGTTGAGCGACCTCGACTGGTCATCGCTTTTTGCCAACGAGGCCTGCATGCTGGGCGTCAGCGGCGGAATCCTGCTTCGGATAGAACCAGGCGAAGACGCCATCGTGACGGCGCCCCTGGCCTCCGGTTTCGCCCAGCGACCAGATTTCGCGCATGTCAATGACGCGATCTACTACGTTGCCGGGGCCAAGAATGGCCGCATTGTTGACGGCCTGCACTTCGCCTGGAACCAGACAAACGGGTATGGCCGGGAAACGGACAGGGTGTTCTCGCCGCCTCCGGCTGCAGACCACATCGCCTTCCACCTGGCCAGGATTTGGCTCGGAACGAAAGATGGGGTCGTTTTCTCCGAGCCGCTTGGGTTCGGCCTCTTTGACCTGCATCGCAGTTTCATTCCGACCGACGCGCCCGTGACCATGCTGTGTACTGTGGCAGGGGGCCTCTTTGTTTCGACGACGAAGAAGGTTTACTTTTTGGCAGGAAATACGCCAAATGAGTTCCAGCTCATTGAAAAGGACGCGGCGCCAGCCAAAGAATGGAGCCTTCTGCCCGATCTTGTTTCGGCCAGACTTCTTGGGCTCGACTTCAGCGGAAAGGTTGCGCTCTGGGTCGGGGAGGACGGAATCTACGCCGGACTTCCTGATGGAAATCTCGCAAACCTTACGTTCGCCAACGTCAGGTTTCCGGAAACGCTTCCATTTGGCGCAAGCGTCATTTTCGAAGACCAATTCATGTTTTGTTTGGGCGCATAGCCCGAGGAGGAAAAAATGGCTTTCACCTTGTCTACCGGGCTCAAAAACGCCCTGCTCAACAACGCTGGTCTGAAGAGCGCCCTGGCCAACGGTCAGATCCGTATTTTCAACGGCGTTCGCCCCGCATCCGCAGACGATGCGGAATCCGGCGCGGTGCTGTGCATCATCACCTTGAACTCCGGCGCCATGGTGTCCGGCGTGGCCACGAACGGCCTGGTCATCGACACCCCTGTCGGGGGAGCTGTCGGCATCCCGGCCGGCGCGGTTTGGTCCGGGAAAAACGTGGCCAGCGGCAATGCCACATGGTTCCGCTGGTACCCCAACGCCTTTGACTCCCATCAAGGCGTGGCCACTGACGGCGACAAGATTCGCCTCGATGGAAACTGCGCGGCTGGCGGCGGCGGCGACCTGAACCTCTCCACGACCAACCTCAAGATCAACGTGCCGACCACCGTCGATAACGTGAATCTGTACCTGTAGGAGGAAGCCATGCCTGTCAAAACTTCCACCGGGCTTGCCGCCCACTTGGCTGTGACCGGCTCTTTGAAGGCCGCCTTTGATGGCGGACTCATCCGTGTCTACGATGGAACGCCGCCGGACAGTGCCGACGACGCCGTTGTTGGCAATCTGCTGTGGACGATCTCCGTCAATGGCGACGGGACGGGGTTGACCTTTGATTCGACTCCGGTCGGGCGCGCGCTGGTCAAGCCCGACGCCGCGGTCTGGGGCGGGGCGACAGCAGCCGGAACGCCGACCTACTATCGCCTGGTCGCAGCTGGCGACACGGGGGCGAGTTCCACAACGCAGAAGCGCGTCCAGGGCACGGTCGGGTCCGTCGCAGGCGTTGATCTCTACATGACGAACCCGGTCCTGGCCACAAACTCGAACCTGCTTGCAAAGGTATTGATCGGGTACTCCCTGACCCTGCCTGCGCAATAGGAGGCAGCCATGCTGAGTTTCAGCACGGGACTTCTCAACTCGATCATTGGTGAGCGCGGGTTTGGCGCGGCTCTTTATGGGGGCGTTGTACGGCTTTATTCCGGACAACGTCCCGCTTCTGCCGACTTGGCCGTTCCCGTCGGTTGCGTCGAGGTTGCAAGGATCACCACGGATGGGCGCGTCTTTTATCCCGGTGCCGACACGGAAAACGCCGGGCTCAAACTCAAAATCTCCTCCGCACAAACGCTCGTCAACGACGGCCGATGGGTTATGGTTGGAATAGCAACGGGGGTCGCGACATGGTTTCGGTGGAACTGGGCCTACGCAGACCTGAATCTCGATTCAACCGCGCTTCCACGGCTCGATGGCGACGTATCGACCCTTTCGGAGGCAGACCTCGTATTGCCATTTTCTCAAATAGTGCCGGCAAAAACACATGTACTGGACGCATTTGAGGCAGTAATAGGGCCATTGTAGGAGTCTCTGATGTCGAACAAACTGGTAAAAATAAGTGGACGCAAGGTGACATTGATTTACAATGACCCAAATGCGTTTTATTTTACAGGCGAAGACGCAGACCCGATGGCCCATGGCACGAATCGAGACTGTCTTGCTGGCTATGGTGTTATTTTTTATAATGGCGGCAAAAAGATGGACGATTGGTACAAATCTTTGTCAAAAACAGAAAGGTTTGTGCTTGATCACAAATCCTGCTTTCCGCTTGAAAAGCAACCTGTGCTTAAAGGAACCCTTGCAGAAATACAAGCATATGGACACCTGCCATGCGTTAACGGAATGACTATTTGGCAGAACTGGTTGCGCTATTAAGGAGTACCTGTGGCAATATATACATATAGCGAAGAGCTAAGTTTTGCATGGGATGCTTGGGCGCAGTCTGAAGAAATTCTTGAAGTCGACGGCTACTTCGAGTTTTCTGTTTATAACTCCGCTGGTGTTGTTTGCGGCATTGCGTCCGTTGGAATACCGCAACACAATTCTGAAATTTCCCACGGCTTCTTCATTGAAGGCTCTGCGTACCGAATCATAGAGGACGGGACTCCACTTGGCACACAGATGGCCTTTTCTTCTGGGGACAGGTTCCGGATAGAACGCCGTGGCGATCAGGTTCTTTACTTTAGGAACAGCACTCAGTTAAGGGAAACGGCAGTTTCTTTCCTTGGCCCGTCCAGACTTTATGCCGCGCTTTACAGCTATTTCGACAATGTCGTCGACGCGGTCATGGTCCTCACCACCTCCGAGGCCGAGGCAGAGAGCTCGCTGCCAGCACTTGAATCACGGGCTTTTTCAGACGACTATGCCTCGTCCGAATCAGCCCTTCCTGTTTACGTCGGAGAGTCTTCGTCCGCAGACCCGTCGCAGATTGCCTCAATCCTTCCGGCCATGGCGTCGAAGGGTTCGACTGACGAGATCAGCTACTGTCAATCCGTTCTTCCAGGGCTATCCGCAAGCGCGGAACAGAGCGTCCTGTCTCCGGATGTGACCAGTGCGATGTCCGTCCTACCTGGCCTGAATTCGTACAGCGAAGCCGAGAATTCGCCCTGGGTGGATAACGAGCTTCCGGCTCTTGGCATGATCGGCCTCGCCGTTGACTGGGATCAGGTCGGCCAGGACTTGGCGATCTCTTTCCCGTTCCTGCCCGCCTACTCGGCCCTTGTCGACATGGCTCAGGAGACATGGTTCGAAGTTGAGGTTCCGCTGCCGGTAATTCGGCAATTCCAGCTTGCGCCGACATTGTCCGGAAAGCTCTTTACCCTGACCGGCCTTCTTGAAGGGACGTCCATGTCCTGCGAAATTTCGGGCCGGCTGACAAAACTCCGCGGCGAAATGCAGACGGGTGGCCTCATGGAGGCCCGTCTTGCCTTGTTGCAGGGGGAAGCCTTCGGCTCCGCCCAGGTCGTCGGACAGATGGTCGGAAGGCTCGGCCAGCTCGAAGGCGAGGCCCATTCCGGCGGACTGATGGCTGGAGAGCTGCCTGCGTTCAAGGGTGAAATCTTCGGGAGTGCGATGGCTGCCGGCCAGATCGCCGGGAAGGTCTTTGGCCTGAAGGGCTCGATAAACGCACAGCCCGTCCATATCGGACTCATTTCTGGCCGGGCCTTCGAACTGAAGGGCTCCGTGGCGGCCAACCAGCATTCCCTGGGCCAGGTCCATGGGCGACTGGCAAAGCTCCATGGCATGCTGGATGGCACGGTTTCCGAGGTCGCAACGATTTCGGGCAAGTTGGCCAAGCTGCGCGGCAATGCTTTCGGGTCGGAGGCGGCTACCGGATTCATGGACGAGGAAGTCTTCAAGTTGCACGGAACCTTGACGCAGACAAAGTTCTCGGGAACCCACATTACCCTGAAGTACGCGAGGCGATAAATGCACTCTCTTTCTGCCGCGATGAACCTGAAGAACAAAGCCTTCGGCCAATTCAATGGTTTCGATTTCAACTCGTTCTGCGTTTTTGGCGGCAGGACGTTTGCAGCCTCCAGCTCCGGTTTTTACGAGATACTCGGCACGCAGGATGCCGGGGAAGACATCGTCGCCTGGTTCGACACGGTACTCTCCGACTGGGGTTCTTCCAGACTGAAACGGCCCAGGGCGGTCATCTTGTCGGGAGAGTTCTCCGGGGGTGTGGAGCTTGAGCTTCTCAACGGCGCTGGCGAGGTCATGCACTCTCTTGCGCTCGGAGAGGGAGAGCCTGACGGCGCGATATTCGTTTTTCACAAAACACTGCCTCGAATCGTCAACGGCAGATACTGGAAGTTCCGGGTCAAGAACGCTGACGGCTCGCTTGTCTATGTAGACCAGCTGGAGGTGATGTTCACCTTGAGGCCGTATGGCGCAACAAAAACTACTTGATTATGTGCGCATCGTCGGTGACGTACATATTGGTGCGAAGCATCGAGGAAGAGCGCACACTTTACTTAAAGTTTGTCGCCAACTGGCGTCCGTCGTTCAAGACCTGCCCCAGTACGTTATCCGCGAAGTTCAAGACGACAAGTGTGAGATCGTGGCGGAGAAGCGCGGCGCGTTCAGCGTTGCAACGATCTTCGTTCCGACGTTTGAAGTGACCAAGCGCAAAGAGGAGGCTCCCGGTCTGACTGGCAGTCTGATCCTCGTTGCCGGCACGGAAATCATCGGCTACCACGTTGCCCAGATTTCCTTCGATGGCGAACTTCTCCGAGAGCTTGAATTCGAGAAGGCGACCGATCTTTTTCAGGCCCTGCCAAGGTCGTCCATTTCCAGACCGATCTATGCCTCAAAGGCTATTCTCGATCCGGAAGATGCCTCCGTCATTGGCGTCAACACGCTCTCCGAGGCGACGTGGGAGCCCGCTTGCGAGATCACAGCTCCGCATTGTCCTCTGGCTCCCGGGTCCGGAACAATCCAATGTATCGACGCCACACCAACAACTCGCGAGGTCGAGGGGGAGCCGCGGCAGGCCGCCGTCTTCAGGTTCCACCGTCGCCAATATTGCGACCGCAGGCAGGGAAGTAGTGCCTACTTCGTCGACAAGCGCGACTACATCCAGCTCACCGAGAACGCCGGATGGAAGGGCAATATCGGGCCGGCCCTCTTCATTCCCCTGGACGGCGGCGATCCGGCCAGCTTCTACGACGACGCGCTTTCCATCAGTTGCCTCGTTTTTGAGAAGCGATTCTACTGCACCGCCTCCTGGGAAGACGACGGAGAGCGGGACTGGGACGACATCCTGTCCGGCGACCAGATATATTTTCAGTTGCTCATTGCGCCTTCAGGGCTGATGAAACTCGACCCTGGGTATTCCACAATAGAAACCGGCGACTATCTCGATGGGAACTTCAAGTTCAGGGAGGACACAGGGGAGCCATGGTTCGTCACCTGGGACGACCCGCTGCTGGCCCTGTTTCTTCGCCAGGATCTGCGCTCCAGCGTCTATGCCTGGAACAAGCCGCTTCCGGGGTTCGGTGCCAGGGTATTCAATACGCCCCTGCGTGTCGGATACCTCGAAAGCGGTGCTCCGGACTTCAACACGAATAGTCCCGTTCACGAATTATTCTTCGCTGCCGAGTACCTGAACGTCGCGGTGCAGGTCTACGGGATGTCCTTCATGGAGGGCACATTCGACAAGATGGGCACGGTCGGCACCTACACGTTGACCGACACCAGGCATCGGACCCTGACCTCCGCGGCCAGTCTGTACGACAAGCAGACCCTGGCCAGCGCCTCGGAGCGCAACGAAAAATTGCGCGCCGCCGTCGAGGCATTCTTCTTCTCCGTGCGGGCAAAGCAGCTCGCGGCCGAGGTCGAGATCAACGAGAATATGTCCTTGGCCGGCAACCTCTACGCCTATATTTCGGACGGAACTTCAAGTGGTCCAGACCCGATGTTGGGCGTCCTTTCCGAGATCAACAGCATCCGCATATTTCAGAGTCTCCCGAAGCTTTCCCTGGATGTGGACCTGGAGTTCGCGGCCCAGATGCACGCCATCGACTGCGCAAAAAACTCCCTTGAATCGCACACTGGCTCGGACGGCAGTTCCCCCGCGGACAGGATGCTTCGGACGTCCTATCATCGAAGGTTTTCACTTATTTGCGAGGTCGGGGAAAATGTTGCATTTGGTCAGACATCAGCTCGCGAAGCGGTGCAGGCCTGGATAACATCGCCTCCGCACTGGGCGAATATCATCAACCCTGACTGGACGGACACCGGGATCGCAGTTTGGCCTGACGAAGAGGGGCGCCTGTACTGGGTTCAAGTTTTTGGACGACGCGATCTCTAGGAGGGAAAATGTCAAATACGTTCTACACGCTTTTCAACAACTCCGGTCTTTTGGACACAATCGGCCCCGTTGACGACAGTCTTTCACTGACCGGTCCGGTCAGCAGGAAGAACGCGGCCTTCAACACCGTCAATAACCGGATGGAGTTTCTGGAAGACGTGGCCAAGTCGGCACTGGTGTCTTCGTACCAGTTTGTCGAGGACATGCAGGATCTGGTCAAGACGCTCCAGGTTCCAAGCATCGCCGACCTGGACATCGAGGGTGTCGAGCTGCCCAGCATCGACTACACCACGCGGCCGGCGCTTGGCGGACTGGAGCTTGATCTTGAGATGCCCGACGCTCCTCCTGCTCCCGAATTGAAGGAAGTGTCGACGGACTTCCTCGAAGACGTCGACTTTCCGGTGTTCTCCCTGCCCGATGTGGACTTCTACACTCCGCCCCGGCCCGACCTGCAGGAGATCGGTGTGATTCCTGAGGCCCCGAGCTTCGATCCCATCGAGTTCCCTGTGGCGCCGGAGATCACCCTGCCGGACCTGCCGACCCTGAGCCAGGTCATCGTGCCGTCTCCTCCGGATGTTTTCGTGCCTGACTTCAACGAGGACTTCATCCCGGACGACCTGATGGTTCCGGGCGGGTTTACCTGGGGCGAGCCCACATACACTTCCGACATTTGGGCGGAGCTTCTGGCCAAGGTGCTCGACGGGATCATGAACGGCGGGACCGGGCTCAATCAGGACGTCGAGGACGCAATTTACTGGCAGCACCTGAACCGCGCGAACGAGGAGAAGGACAAGGCCCAGATCGAGGCAGAGAACTACTTCGCCGGCCGCGGGTTCACCCTGCCAACAGGCATGCTTTCTTCGAAGCTCACCGAGGTGGCCAGGGCCAGTCAGCGCGACCTGCTGCAGGCCAGCAAGGAAATCATGGTCAACCAGGCGGAGCTGGCCCAGAAGAACACACACTTCATCATGGAGCAGGGGGCGGCCCTGGAAGGCATGATGCGCGACTTCTTCGTCAAGAACGCCACTCTGTCCCTGGAGGGACAGAAGGCGATTGTGGGCACCGCGCTTGAAATCTTCAAGGCCAATGTTGACCGGGCCAATTTTCGCATGGAGGTTTTCAAAACCAAGGCTTCCGTTTGGGAAACCCGGGTGAAGGCGGCGCTGACCCAGGTTGAAATTTTCAAGGCCCAGGTCGAAGGGGCGAAGGTCACTGCCGAGGTCCAGAAGCTCATGGTCGACGTTTACATGGCGCAGGTCGGAACTGCTGAGCTTCTGATCAAAATCTACACCAGCCAGATGCAGGCAGCGGCCATCGTTGCCGAGGTGCAGAAGGCCCAGGCCGAACTCTATTCCGAGAAGATCAAGGCCTACATGGCCACCGTCGAGATGAACAAGGCCAGGGTTCTCCAGTACGAGGCCGAGTGGTCCGGCGAGAAGGCGAAGGCGGACGTTTTCTCCGCCAGGGTACAGGCGTACTCCGCCGAGGTGGCGGCCAAGTCCAGCCATCTCAATGCGCTCATTTCCAAGATGAACGCCAAGATCGAAGAGAACAAGATGTTCATCGAACAGTTCAAGGCCAACGTCGGTCGCTACGGTGCGGAGGTCGATGCCAAGGCCAAGTCCATTGGCGCAAAAGTTGACGGGTTCAAGGCTTTGGCGGCAGGGTACGAAGCAGAGACTTCGAGGGATGAATCCTACTACAAGTCCAAGGCCGAAGAGATCCGCTCGAAGGTCCAGGAGGCAGGCTTCCGGCTCCAGCACGCGGTTGCGAAGATAGAGTCTTCGATCAAGGCGTACCAGGCCGTGAAGCAGCTTGAAACGGCCGGTACGGAAGGAGTGATGAATGTTGGAGCCCAGCTCGCGGCCGCGGCTGTCCAGGGCATCAATACCAGCGCAAGCCTTTCCTACAATGCTGGCGACTCTTACAGTGCCTCGGATAGTAACAGCTTCAGCAAAATCATCAGCGAGAACCGGCAGGTTATTGTAGATTAAAAGCGGGAGGACTTTATGGGCGGAACAAGCGACCAACTTTCTGGTCTTTTTTCTGGGGTTAAAGATTTTTTTATGCGAGAGCCCGGAAGGGAGGCGCAG